GCCTCGTTGTTGCCCATGATCTGGGCTGTACTCGCTGTGGGCATCGGTGCAACGAGCAGGGAGTTGCGGAGACCGTGCGTCTTGACCATTTCGCGGATGATGTTATACTTCTTAAACTCCGGTCCCCACATATCAGGCTGGAGAATACCCTGTGACGCCGGCGAACCCTGGAACGTTTCGTATGGACCCTCTTCCTCCGCGAGCTGACACGACTCCGTGAGTGCTTCGTGGTAAATCCACACGAAGATTTCCTTGTTGAGCCAGCGGGCCTTGTCGGAATCGAAGGGCAAACCGAGCATCTGAAACACGTCAGCTAGACCCTGAACACCGATGGCGATGGGGCGGTGACGCATGTTCGACTTGCGTGCCGCCTCGGTCGGGTAGTAGTTTTTGTCGATGACCCGGTTCAGGTTACGAGTCACGACACGAGTCACTCTCCCCAACTCGTCAAAGTCGAACTCGAGTCCAGTTCCATCGGAACTGTCCTTCACAAACGTCGGCAGACACAGAGACGCCAGGTTGCACACGGCCGTCTCGTCGGGCCCCGACACCTCCATGATCTCGGTGCAGAGGTTGCTCGACTTGATAGTGCCGATATTCTTCTGGTTGGACTTGGCATTGGTGGAGTCCTTGTAGCACATGTACGGCGTCCCAGTCTCCACCTGGCTCTTGAGCACCGCATCCCACACCTCACGTGCGCGAACCTTCTTCTTGAAGCGCCCCTGTGCCACGTACATACGGTACAGCTCATTGAACTCCTCGCCATAGACATCTGGGAGACCAGGAGACTCCTTGGGGCACATGAGAAACCAGTCCTCGTCCTTCTCCACCTTCTCCATGAATATATCTGGGATCCATAGGGCTGTGAAAAGGTCGCGGCAGCGCATCTCCTCATCACCCTGATTCAGGCGCAACTCGAGAAAGTCCATAACATCTGCGTGCCACGGCTCGAGGTAGATGGCGAAAGAGCCCTTGCGCTTGCCGCCACCCTGATTGACGTAGCGAGCGGTGTTGTTGAAGACGCGGAGCATAGGCACGATCCCGTCAGCCACGCCATTCGTCCCATTGATACGCGTGCCGTTTGATCGAATGTTGGAGCAGTGAATGCCGATGCCCCCAGACCACTTGGAGATGTGCGCGCACTCCTTGAGCGTCTCGTAGATCCCCTCGATGCTGTCCTCCTTCATGGCCACTAGGAAGCAGCTGGACATCTGTGGGTTATTTGTTCCAGCGTTGAACAGGGTCGGGGTGGCGTGCGTGAAGAACTTCTGACTCATCAGGTCGTAGGTCTCCTTGACTCGGCGATAATCGTCACCGTGAATACCAACTGATACACGCATGAAGAGGTACTGGGGCGTCTCACCCACATTCAGGTAACCCTTCTGTAGAGTCTTGACTCCAAAGTATCCAAACAGGTAATCACGGGAATGGTCAATCCAGATGTCCATATCAAGATTCATACACTTCATGAAGTGGTCTGATACGATTCCCTTGACGTGGAGAGAAACCATAGCGTCGCTGAATGTCTTGGGGCAAGTCTTCTGAAGGTTGCTGACGGTGACACGCATGGCTAGGATTTCATAGTCTGGATCCTCCGTGATCATACCGATAGCCACCTCGGCAGTAAGGGTATCAATTTCAGATGTAGAAATACCGTCATACATGCTAGTGAAAACCTTCTGAGCCACCTTGTCGGGCTGGACATTGAGCTTGGAAAATTCAGGCTCTGAATTTAGTTTCTGAATTCGCTTGGTGACCTTGTCAAAGAGCATCTCGACCTCGTCACCAGACCGCTTGATGACCTTCATTTATTGAATAGGGTAGCCTTTTTTTAAGCCCAGTTTTTTTCCCAGATGATTGTAATATGGCCACACGCAACGTGCGCAACCCACTGAGCGACGCTTTCTTTTCCGATTTCAATCGTGAAACAATTCACAACCAAATTCGGGCGGCAATCAAGGCCAAGACTGGCTATGAGATTGACAAGCAGAGTGATGCCGATCTGCAGGCTCTGATGAAGCGTGTCTATGTCAATATGGTCTCCGATCCTTATACGAATATCCTTCAGCAGGTGTCTGCTATGAATGACACCGTGACTGATGAGGCCACCCAGACTATCAGCACGGGCATGCTCCAGCAGCTGCTCTTCATGCGCGACATCTCTTCCAACCCAGTGCCACTGGCTGCACCCATCAGCACGAGCACGTACGGTAACAAGATGCCACAGAATTTCAAGATTGGCTTTTGAACAAATAATCCTATGGATTAATAGAAATGCGCGCTCTTGACGACATCTTGATCGGCTTCCTCATTTTCTTCACACTCGAAAAGGGAATTCGTCTGCTCAGCAACGCCTTCATCGAGCCCCTTGCGTTGAAACATACGGGCGACAAGGAGCAGGCTGAGATTTGGAAACTCGGGTTTGAACTCGTATTATTAGTTACAGCTCTCTTTTTAGCTTTCAAATTTCAGAAGCAGCTGAAAGGACTAAACAGGGGCTAGGACACTTAAAAGACCTGGACCCTGATACTGTATGATGAATCGTTACCGTGATGAAACCGCAGAACTCTGCAAGGTGAAGGGGTGGGACAAGGCTCCCGTGAGTATCGTGTGGATGCTTCTGAACGAAGAGATGGGCGAGCTCGCTTCGTCCATTCGTCAGGCCCACCGAATCTACCGCAAGACTGGTCTCAAAAAAGACCGAGGTACAGATGTGGTAATGGAAATGGGTGACGTATTTAGTTACCTATTTCAACTAGCACACATGTTGAATATTGACATGGATGAGATGTGGGAGCTTCACAGGCAGAAAGTCCAGAACAAATTTTATAAAGAGTAATAATATATGGCATCAGCTGCATTAATCGATGACCGTCTTCAGATTGACGGTCTTGATATGTACACTTGGACAAACACGTTCGGTGTCCCCACCGACGGTTTCTCCAAGAGCACCTTTATGGACGGGTCATACACGCGTGGCACCGATGAAACCCCAATGGCTCCCCAAGACGCGAACCCAGCACTGGGTCACTTTGATCCTCTCACGCTCAACCTGTCTGGGCCCATGTATCTTAAAGAGACTAGCGTGAATCCCGCGCCAGACCGCATGTACCCAGCTCGCAAGTTCGAGTACGCCGACGGCACCGTCACGTGGGATCGCCCAGGCCGGTCGTGGTCTGGCCCTAGAACCCCCCCGATAAAGATGGACTGGGTCCTTATCGCACTCGTTGCACTGGTGATCTTGTTTTTGGCTCGGAAGACTCTTCTCAAATCTTTGAAAGTTTAGGAGCAACCACCTTGACTAATTTTGATTCTAAATTGGAAATGAGAATCAGCTTGCGCGCAGCCATCTGAGGGCAAGCATGAATTTCCAACTGAATACAGTTGCTACAGAACATCGCACTGCAATCTTTGCACTTCAGGAGGCTGGGCTTCTTCTTGCAGTGCTGGCACCTCTTGGATGGCGCAGATGCCTGGCACTCTTTCCAGAGCATAGTAGGGTCCATCGTCTATTACTTCACATACAGGATCTTTCAGCTCTATTGGTCCTTCGTTAATGACTTCACAAATGAAGCCATTCTTCCGTCCTTCAATGACGTTATCCCAGAATGCCTTCATCTTGTCAAAGTTGCGTGAAAACCACTCGCGATCTCTCTTGACGTTGGTGACAACAAACTCCTCGGGGCCCTCGCCCTCCGGTCTATACTGGATGAAATCACACTCCTCCAGGTCTAGAATTTCCATATTCAATTGGATCTGGGCAATGTAGTGTTTAGGAACGGTCACCTCGATCTTCCTGGTCAAAGGGCACTTGATTTCTATGAGCCGGCCACACTCGGTGATTCCGTCGGCCGATCCCCCGAGCCACTTATGCACGGGGTGCTGAACGAGCCCAATCTCGTGACTCTTCTTATCGTGTCTCGCGTCATAAAGGTCGCGCGCGATGGGCTCTAGGATCGTCCCGCGCTCCGTGGCGGCGTTCCCACTGAACTTGCGCCCACCCACCTTCTTTATGTAAAGAGCCTCAGGGCTCTCGTATGGGTTCGCTCCTACCGCAGTGGCGGCATCACTCGCAGTGAGCATGGTTTCACGGAGTGCCAACCACTCCGGGCTTCTCTGCTCGTGGTACGTCGCATTCAGCAGGCTTTCTATTTTTGGATGCATTTACAGGAATCTCCTTATTCTTAAAACGAGCGTCCGTCTTAAGTACTATATTTGCAGCATTCTGTTCAGCTTGAC